TATCCCCAACATTAGTCAAAAAAGTATTTGTTCCTGCTCTACTCCAAATTGATGAGTTTCCTTCAAAGTTTCCAAAGAAATTAGATGCTGTTAAGTTATAACTTTCCAAATCTAAATTACTTGTTGCTCCTGTGTATGGGACAAAAGAAGTACAAATCACTGAATCTCCTAATTGTGTTAATGCTGAACCTGCTGGACAAGCAATAGGATAACCACTTAAATCTGACCAATTAAGTGTTCCAAAAAAATTGTCTGCAGTTATATTTCCATCAACTTCAATATTGTTTTCTACATATAAATCAGCTAATATACTTACATTATCATAAAAAGTTGCATCATCAAAATCAGAATGTCCATATACATCTATTCCATCATTAAAGGTAGTTAAATCTTCAAAGTCTAAATCTCCTCCAAAACCAAATTCATCATACCAAAATCCCATACTATATCCTCCTTGACAACCTGACTGAAAATCACACATAGAAAGGGACATATCTTCACATGTGGTTGCTTCTCCTAAACATTCTCCAGTATCCCAATCAAGATAACATCCACTTTGCCCCATAAAAAATCCAATACCACACATAAAAAAATTATAATCAAAAGTTGAACAAGGCACTGCTGTTCCAGTACAATTTGAAGATCCATGAACTATTAGACTCTCCATTATTTCAATATTTGGTGCAGTGATATTTCCCACAGAAAATACATTCCCATGAAAATAAGTGTCATTGTCTTCACAATGTAAACATCCAGTATAAAGTGGTCCATTAAAAGTTGTATTTCCATCTACTTCAAAATTCCCTCCGAAATATCCATATCCTGTGCAATTAACTACTCCATCATCTCCTCCAACCCAGCAAGTAGTCATTGTCTCATTTCCAAACTCACTTGGAGCTCCGTAAGTTGAATAAGCAAAAAGCACACTAATCATAAAAATCATAAAAATCATACTAATCATACAAATGATACTAATGATACAAATCTTATTTATCTTATTCATGCTATTTTTAATACCCTCCCTTTTACAATTAAATTTCCATTCTCATCGATAATCGCTACTACTACATCCTCAATTGTTAAACTATAAGTTTTTGCTGCACTATCATAAACCCATGGGCTTCCTGCAACCTTATGCAACATTATATTCATGTTACTACATAGTTTAATTTAATTTTTAACTTTGCTTTTATTGGCTTCATTATTGTAATCTTTGGTTTTAGTTCGAATACAACCTCTTTCACTGTATCTGGAAATAATTCATTAATCTCTTCTATAATTGAAATATTTTCTCCTTCAAGAGAGAGAGTAATATTCAATTTATATTTTATTATATTCTTTAGATATATCTTTCTTGTTGTTGTCTCTCCTGCAATTACTTGTTGAAATTGGATATCCTCTTCAACTTCTTCTTTTAACCCTTTATCAAGAAAGATTTGGATTTCTTCCATCTGCATTCTCTCCTAATCTTTTTAATAAACTTAATTTTTCTTCTTTAATTTCAGCTTCTTTTTTATCCAACTTTATTTTAATTTCTTCATCAATTAATTTATCTTCTTTTTCTTTTTTTTCTTTTAATTCTAATTCTTGCTTTTCAATAACTTTTTGTTGGACCTCTTCCTTATCAATAAAAACAATTGTAGATCTACAATTTACATGACTAGGAGGAGATTGCCCTTCCCATCCTGAAACAGAATCTTTAAAATTCTCATCTAATTCAGCTATTTGACCATCTAGTCTTCTACAAATTGGTGAAGTTCTATCATCCTTATGAGTAATCCATTTTTTATTATATTCTAAACCTGATCCTTTTATGGCCAATAACTTCCCATTATTTTCTGCCCGGTTTGTTTCTGTACGTGCAATCATCTCTGCACGATTTTCTCCAACATTAAAAACATTACTTACTCTCTCTTTCAATTTTGTTATCCCTTCCCCGTTAATAATTCCTCTTTCTAATTCTGCTTTTAGATCATTAGCTATCTCTTCGGTCATTCCCTTAATGTTATCAAAAGTATGCTCCTGTAAAAAATCTAAGGCTCTATTATTCATTTGAACATTCCTATCTATTTGTTTTTCGGAATTTTCCCATCCACTAAAAAATTGAGTCTTGATTATTTTATCACTTATTTCCTTGAATGTAAAAAGAGCAAATATTTTCTTAATCATTCCTGGAATATCATCTATACCTTTTATTTTTATTAACTGATCATCTGCTTTCTGTGTTTCTAAAATCTCTATAATCTTCTTCTCATTATCTTTTAATAAATCAATAATTACTTTCTTCAGTTTCCTGTAATCCATTTCTTCTCCTGGCTGCAAAGTTAGATCTCCCTGAGTTCCCAATGCCTTGCCTTCCACCTGTCTCTGGATTGTAGCGCAATAAGCCTCTGGATTTCCCTTGTCCTGATTTGCTCTAACGCATGCATCAAAGTTTGCATACCCTGCAAATGGTTTTGTCTCAAGACCTTTCAATGACTTTTCTTCATTTTCAATATTAACAATTGGTTTTTGTCCTTTCTTTGGTTTGTTCAACTGACAATTTCTCTCATCCTGATTCTCTCTGTTTATCCTATCAGACTCTTGCTGACGTGGATCATTCAGATTAAAATTATTTCCCTGATTTGGACTCCATTTGTTTGGAGGTTCCTCTCCCCAATCCACAGGATCCAACCCTTCTGTATTTCTCACTTCATTAATTGTTTTAAGAGCAGACTCTGTTTGAAGTTTGTATAATCCCCATTTCTTTGTTTCATCGTCGACATCAAATATTTTATATTTGTATTTGATCCCTTCGAATCCAAACTCAGGAATGATTTGTGTATTTACATAATAAGAAATTATTTTTAACAAAGGATAAATTATTCTTTTCTTTGCAATCGAACTCTGGACTATCTGATTTGCGGATCCTTTTGCATCTTCTACAAATCCAAGTTCTGTTGCAGTCATTCCAAAAGCAGCCCAAACCATCTTTGACCACCACTTTTGAGATTCTATTAACTCCAATTCTGCATTTGTAAAACCCAGTCTCTCGAACTTTGGCATCTTGTTGACCATGGCCAGCTTGTGGAATACCTTCTTCCAATTTCCAAGATCATCTGATTTCCTTTGTGACTCTGTCCATTGTTGTGCAAATGCTTTTATGTCTGCTGTGCTCATTCCATCAAGGCCTAACACTCCTGGAGGAATAGAATTATCAGAAAAATATTCAAGGTTGTGCTCTACTGCATAAATTAAAGTCTGGACAGTCTTTGCAAGAACTTCCATTGCACTTCTTCCATATAAATCGTCTGTTCTTAATTTCTTTTCAAACCAAACTATTTCTCTTTTTCCAAAAGGCACTGGCCGTGCTCCTGTATTAAATCCATATTGAAAATAAGCTCCTTCTCCTCTTGCTTGATCAGATGTTATATATCCTTGCAACAAAGGATAACCAGTCTCTGCTCGATATGGTGATTCCTCATCAGCATCATAAATATCCTTCATAAGAATTAAGTCTGCCCGGTTTGTATACATTCCATATACATCTGGATTCTTTGTAAAAGCACTTCCATCTCTTGCAACAATCTCGACCATCTTTCCAAATGAATTAAAAACCTTGACCATTATCCCAGAATTAAGTTCCAGCAAATCAGGCAACATCATTCTAACAACTGACTCCCAACTTTCAGGGTTTGTATTTGGATTCTCAAAAAAACTTTGTACAATTTCAACTTCTTTTTCTTTCCCTGGTACTTCATTTCCAGATTTATCTTCTGCAACTATGTCCCATTCAATAGAACACACCTCGTCGATAATAGCTGTCTCACACATATCCACGTAAATAGAAGCTGCAAGCTTCCTGTAATAAAGTAAATCTTTGTATCTTGGATATCCAAAAGGTGGCTTATAGAAAAAATTAGGAATGTATGCTTTTGGCTGTCCCTCACGAGTTTCCTCGAATGCTGTAACTACAGAAGTTTTTGGATCTGCTTTCTCTCCAAGTAGTCCAAAAAAGTTCTTGAAATTTCTTGCCATGAATGTGAAAGGGATATATCTTTAAGCTTTCTTAATTTTATAAATGTTTTTGTCTAATTTGTTAAGCAAAAAACCAAGCTGATTCATTTGGATTTATCTCAAAATACATCCTCATCATCCAGACATCTCCAGCATCTGTTGATCTATTTAATGCCCCTGTATCTTTTAACTCTTTTTTTGATATAACTCGTAAGGTTGTGTCTTTATCTTCATCCATCTGCTTCATCACCTCAAGATCTTCAACAAGCATATTTTTAATCTCAATTGATAAATCTCTATAAATTCCAATCCTTCCAGAATTTACATAATCAGCCAAGACAAACCAACATTGACTTCTTAAATTTTTATAATTGTGTAAAACTTTATCTTCTGGAGTTTCTTTTTTTAATTTCTTTAATGGCGAGGCATTTGCTACAAAACCTATAATTCCATCTAATTCTTTTACTAATCCAAATCCAACTCCAACTTCATCAACAAGACAATTGCTTCTAGGGATCCTTCTTTTGAGTAACATTTCATCAAGCTCACTGCTAGATATATTATTCATCTTGATTGCTTCTGTTACAAATAGTCCATCCCAAAATGTTACTATGCAACAGTCCCTTCCAAATCCTGCTTGATCTACAATACAATATTTGTTTCCACGTTCTGCATCTAAAGTAAACATATCAATAATTTTATCATAATCAAATATTTTTGTAGGATCATCATCATACTCCCAGTTTCCTTCAAGCAGTCTAGCCCTATTTTTTGGATCTAACTTTTTAAGATTCTCAATATATTTATCTGTCATAAAAGGATTATCATAAACATCTGCTCGGATATATGCTTTCCAAGGTTCCAATTTATTGTCTCTCCATTTTTTATAAAAATCTTTGTAAATAAATGTCTTGCATGGATTAGATCCCATTGCTATTTTTGGAATCAATCCAAACTCATCTAATTTATATCTCATACGAGATCTTATAATTTGATATGCTTGCTCGCCTATTTCAGCCATCTCATCAATAAAACCATCTGTATATTCTGTAGAACCAAGACTCACAAACTCTGGATCACTTGGATAAAAAAACAAATCTCTTAAGTATTCTTCACTTCCATTCTTAAATTTAATCAGACCAGTAACTACATTATAAGTAAAATCTACATTCTGTCTTAAGCCAAGCATCCTACAAACTGCAAAAAATGTAAGTAACGTCGACTCTTTTAAATTCTTCAGTCTAGCCCTTGCAAGAAATCCCCTAGATTCTGGATAAGTTAATCTTCTTTTTATTTGCCATAAGCATCCTGTAAAAGATTTAGATCCCCCTGCAGCTCCACCCATAAATATTTCTGTATGTATCTCATCCTCAAGAACTTTTAATATCTCAACCTGTTTGGGGCTTATCTCCAGGTTGTGCTGGTTTATACTTAGATTTTGCATCTTTGATTTCCTCCACAGATTTTTCAATTAGATTGAATGTTGTTATTGATCCCCCTGTATGTTCAATTTCTTGCTTTTCTATATACCCTCTACCTTTTCCTTTAGTTGATAATAAAAATTTGATTGCAGGAAATTCACCACGATCAACTGCTTCTATTAATTTCTTTTCACCAACATCTAAAACTTTATCTCTTTCCTCTTCAATTTCTTTTACTAAAATTTTGTTTCTTTCCTTTTGAAGATATCTTGTTATTGTCCCTCTATCTACATCACATTTTTTTGCAATTATTGCTCTTATTCCAAAGCTTCCTGGAATTGCTGCTCTAACCTTTTTCTTACTTAATTTAGTCATTTTTGTTGTGTTTGTTGAATTTTCCCTTTAAATTTGCTTGTTTAAGCAACACCAATGCATGATTTGTACCATATATGGCCCTAATTAAGTCCTTATTAGACCTTTTTTGCTTTATTTCCAGTGTTTTCTTCCCATCTCTCTATAATAAATGAACAATACCATGGATCTAATTCAATTATCCTGGCTTTTCTCTTAGTATTTTCTGCTGCAATTAATGTAGTGCCTGTCCCTCCAAAACAATCTAACACTATGTCTCCTTCATTTGTAAATATTCTTATTGCCTTTGTAGGTAGTTCTATTGGAAAGGCTGCTCTGTGTTCTTCTGTCTGGGTTTTGTTTGTTTCTATTCTCCAATAATTAGTTAATGCTTTTTGACCCTGTTTGTTAAATATTACTTTATCTACATTTGATCCTACAAATGTGTAAGTTAACTCTTTTTGTACATCTTCACCCATTCCAGCAACTAAAATGTTTTCATACTGCCTTGTAAGTCCCTTTTGTGAATTTATGGGTAATCCATGGCCTTTGTCCCAAATTATGTTCTCCAAGAATGTTAGATCTGTTTGTGTAATTATTTGATGAAAAATCTCTATAAATTCCCATCTACTATTAAAATTATAACTTAAATTCCAAAATAAATACCCTTCTAAGTGTCTTATTAGATTCTTCACAGATTTGAGATTTAATTCAATGTATGCTTTACTGTCTAGATCATCTTTATATTTTCCATACATATCTCCTTTCATGTTATAAGGAGGACTAGTAATACACAATTTTATCTTTTCTCCATTCATTAAAATATCTAGTGCTAAATGATCTGTTGCATCTGCGCACATTACTTTATGATCTCCACACTGATAAATATCTCCTTTATTTATTTCATACTTTGCTTGTCTTGATTTTTTTCTTTCTTCATCATCAATACCTAATAAGTAATCTATTTCTGCTCCACTAAATCCTGTTAAATCTAAATCAAAATTAATATCTCTTAGACCTGTTAACTCTTCCTTTAATAAATCTATATTCCAATAAGCATACTCAGCAGATTTGTTGTCCATTAATCTGAAAGCTTTTGCTTGTTCCTCTGTTAATTCTTCTGCTCTTATACAAGGCACTTCTACTAATTTTAATTTCTCTGCTGCTTTGAGTCTTGTATGGCCTGCTATAATTACATTATTTTTGTCTAGAATTATAGGAACTTTAAATCCAAATTCTTTAATTGATCTAGCCACTATCTCTACTGCTCGTTCGTTCTTACGTGGATTCTTCTCATAAGGTTTTATTTCACTTATTTTTAGGTTTTCTATTTTCATTTTAAATGGTTTCTCTTTATATGTAAATCTTCTTGTCTATCTGAATTTAATATCTTTGGACAATTCTTACATTTCTTTGGATATTCTCTTTTAAATCTTAATGTTCCTTTTTTCATATTTCATCCACCAATTTATTTAAATAGATTTTGAGACCTTCCTTATCAATCTTTGTTGCAACGTATGTTCCATCCTTATGAAGATTATAAACTTCTTGTTCTGTAAAATTTCCTGTGCCTTTAATAATTTCAATTATCATTTCAAATCTTCCTCAGTTATGTTGAATTTCTCCATCCAAAACTGGTGTTCTTCACAGATTGGGATAATTTCAGAAACACCACAACATTTCCTTATTCTTTCCTTAACCCATTTAATTGCTTCTTGTTTTAGTTCCTCAAATGCTTCAAAGTGAAAAACTGCTTTAGAACAATTATCTAATTCTTCTTTAATATCCTTCAAAGTTTTAAGTTTCATCTTCTCTGAATACCCCTGAATAAATTCTATATATACTCATATCAAAACCACAACTTTCATAATCTTTTAAGCTCCAATTAATAAGTGATTTATACTCTTTATCATTAAACTTAGATAAATTTTTATCTCTGTTGAAATAATCATCTATAAGTAATTCCATTACTTTCTGGGCTAAGCCTTCATTTTTCTTAAATTCTTCATTCATTCTTCTTATCATTAGTCTAACTCCAAGTCATCAATAGAATCATCATCTTCATAATCTTCTTCTGTTCTTTTATTGACAACTCTTTTTAATTCCTCATTTGAATCTTCTCCAGGCAACTGTCTTTCTTTCATAATTTTTCTTAACTCTTCTGTTTGAATATTCTTTTCAAATTTATCTATAATGTTATCTCTCAAAGTATAAACATCTGTTACTTTACTTTTCTTGATAAAATCAACTATTTCTGGATCCATGTCTGTTTGGATATCTCTTTTAATATTATTTGCACTCAAAAAGTTTGCTAAATTTCCAATATTTGTTTTAATATGAAATCTTAGATCTAAATCCTTACAAATTTCTTTATTAGTAAAATTGTTTATATTTTCTTTTAGAAATTGTATTGCTTCTTTACTATACTTTCTTGATCTATACTCTCTTGATTTAGGATCTCTTTTTAATCTTTTGTAAGACATATATGCTGCAAGCTTTGTCAAAGTGATTCCAACACCAAATTCCTTATTAATTAATTCAACAAGCTCTTTACTAGAATTAGTTTCTATGTTCTTCTTAATAAAGTCAACCATCTCTTCTGGATATTTCTTTTGAGTATTAATTCTTTTCTTTGGATATTTATGTACTGTTAGTTTTTTTTTAACTATTCCTTTAATCTTTCTATACCTCAAGTAATCACTCATATTTTTAGAATCCATCTCCAACCCAAATTTCTTATTAACTTTCTCTGTAAGATCTTCATATCCTAAATTCAAATTGCTTTTTACAAACCCTTCCATTTCCACTGGAAATTTTGTTCTTAATCCTATTTTTGTAGAGGGCTTTGGATATGGAAAACTTGTAATGCTAACTTTTTTTTCTTCCTTCTCTAAGAATTTAATTTCCTTTTTCTTAAGAAGTTTAGGATCTATATTAATTGGTTTTATCTTTTGCTCTGTCTTTAATAAATTCTCTCTTGCTTCCTCTTCTCTTTTTTCTGCATCTCCATAATCAATATCCTTTAGATCATCGATAACTTTGTCGATTTTATCAATTTTTATAGCTAACTCACGATGCAATATCTCTTTCTTTTCCTCTAATTGTTTTATAATTTCTTCCATTTTGATTATAAGTAAAGAAATTGGGGTTTCCACCCGTAGGTTCTAAACCATTCCTTCACTTTTTTGATGTTAGCTTGACACCTCACTCAATTGAGTATAAAAAATAATAATTTATAATTTTAATCTGTCTCCAACAGCATCTTTGATTTGCTTCTTCTCAAATTTTAGTTTATCTAATCTTTCATTCATAGATTCATAATCTGCTTTCATTTTATCTGCTTTTTGATAGGTTTGTAATTTTTCAAGTTTAACTTTCAACTCTTTGATGTCTTCTGGCATTTCTCCTAATTCTTCTTGTTGCTTTTTCATACTTGAAATTCTTCCTTCTAAGAAAGTTAACTCTTCATTAATATCTTTATATGCTAGTTTAATTCCTTCCTCAGTATACTCTACTTCCATCATTGATTCAACAACAGAAATTAATCTTGGTTCTTCAATAACTTTTTCACCTTCTTTTACTTCTAATGTTTTGTTTTCATTAATTACAGATTTCTTTAAAGTAAGAATTTTTCTTCTATCATCGTAAGATAAACTGCTTTTTTCTTCTTG